CAAGAGGTCCAAGATTAAGATAGATTGAGTCGGTATCGCTAGCGATGACATAATCCACGCCCTCGGTTTGCAAAAGAGTATTTAGATATCCGTTCATCTTGTTCTCAATCCAACGGATAGAGAGCTGACCAGACAAAGTGATTGCCTCAGCATTAGCAAGACGATAGTATCGGAAGTGTTCATTACCGATAGCACCATAAGCAGAGTTAAGAGAGATCTTACGTGCCATCTGAATGTTATTACAGCGGGCAATCTCTTTCATCAATTCCACAGTAGGAGTTTTCTCATACTGCTTCTTTGCTTCGATCATCTTCTTCTTGAAGATCACACGACCGTCATACATCTTCTTCATCATCTGAGGAAGAAAACCATGAACGTCTTTGCGATACTGAGCACCATTAGGGCACACAGCATACTCACCATCAATCTCAATCTTCTTCTGAAGCATAAGATCTACATTTGCTGCTGGATGTCTGGTATCCTTCAGCGTCTCAGGAGAGATATTGTATTGCATGATGAGGTGAGGATACAGACTGTTAAGGTCAAAAGACACAACCCAGTCATAGAATCCTGGTTTCGGTTCTTTAACATAAGCACCCGCATACTTCTCAGTCTTTGTAGCACTCTCTTTTTTGGGAGGGATAGCAATCTTACGCTTTAAAAGATCGCAGTAAATATAGTTATCCCACATGCGAACCTGACTAAACACATCTTCATAATTCACCTTAGCGTCATATGCCATAGTGAATGCGAGTTCAATCAGTTTCATCTTGTCATCTAGTTTGTCAACCAGACGAACGTCATGGATGTTGTACTCAATGAACTTTTGCCAGTCGTTCTCATAGAACTCTTTGAACGTGTCAAACTCAGAGTGATCTAGTTTCTTCTCATCCAGTTCAACAGAGCAGATGTGATCCAGTCGATAACTCTCTTGGTTTGTATAAGTAAACTTCTTATACAACTCAAGATAATCTAGAGTAGAGATACCAAGCATATCAATAGAGAAGTTCTTGCGACCCTTGATAAAGATCTCTCTCTGAGACACAAGTTTCCACGGAGACAGAAGTTTAACATACTTATCACCCATCACACGATCAATGCGATTATGGATATATGGCATGTCAAACAACTGCACATTCCAACCAGTAATTACATCTGGAAAGTTTGCTTGCCAAAAATCAAGGAACGCTCCCAACATGCTCTCTTCTGATTTGAAATGCATGTAGTCCACCATGGCGTCATGGTTATCGAATGGACGTGCCCCGAACACAGTAATGCGACCAGAGAAGCTGTCTTTGATACTGATGGCAAGGATTTCCTGATCGGCAGTTTCGATATCTGGAAATCCGTTTTCGGCAGCGGTTTCAATATCAATGGTAAATACACGGATTTTGCTGCTGTCAAACTTGACTTCTTCTTCAGGATGTTCCTCAGCAATGTATTGATACAAGAACCTAGAGTTTCCATAGATCTCAAAGTCATCTACTTCTTTGTACTGCTTCACGAAGTCTCGTGCCTCCGTGATAGATCCAAACTTATGGGGTTCTACACAATCACCATCAAGTGTACGCCACTCAGAATAATTCTTTGTAGGCAAATACAGCGTAGGGTTGAAAGGAACCCTGACGCTGTAGCGATTGCCATTCTCATAACCACGTACAAGCAGACGGTTGCCTGCTTGCTCCACATTAGTGTAAAACTTCATTCAAGCGATTCAATATAACGAGCAAGCAGTTGCTTGCTAGGGTTGGTCACGACAGTCAGGTCCGAAGACCTGACATTAAACTCACGCTCAGCAGCATGTGATGCCCATGGGGTGATCTGACCTTCACAGTCTACTGCATAAGGTTCGATCATCCAAACATCAGGGTCACCTGGCAAGGTGTCCCCTTCCACTGGTTCTACCTGAGCAATGATCCATTCATTCTGCAGTTTCAGCAGGTTCGCTGTTATCTCCATCGGTCTTTTCCTTATAATAAATGTCTTCTTTAGGAATACCAATCTCTCCTAGTTTGGTACAGTAGTTGTCAAGAATACCTTGATCTGGGAAGACAACGCTAATAATATGTTCACCGTTAACGCGATGTTCTTCTACTGGACTGAAAGGACACCAGCGAGAATATTGAATAGGAATAGTACCATCTTCATTTACTTCTCCCAAAGAAAGAGTAAATGGATATAGAAGACGATAACCTACAAGATTGTCATCATCGTCACGAGCATCGCTAAAGATAGTCAAAATTCGTTCGCCAGTAACAAGGGTCACAATACGAACGGGGTGATTAGTATCAAGTTTGATATTATTCTGGGGAGTTGCTGTCATTTTCTAGTTCTCTTTTTTGGCGAATTTTGTTTTCATAAGCGTTTTGCAATCCTGGTTCAGGATCATTGACTGTCATCACAACATCATATGGGATCTTGTAATGAATGTCAACGGAGAACGGATTCCATTTACTGAATTTAACTTGGTATTCTGCTCCAAGTTCTTCAGTTAAGTATTGAGGTGTAGAACCATTTAGATGTAGAACATATGGTTCTTCCATCAATAAACAAACACCTTTACGTGTTTGTTCATCATCAGAGTCAAATACTTCTTTCAACTCTGTAATGATTCTGTCACCTGTTTTAAGCGTTAGCACTTGTACTGCCATAGTTTATACAGGTAGATAGTTTAGTGTATCATCAAAAAAGGGGACCGTCAAGTCCCCTTCGATTCTATTTAGAACCATTTTTTTCTCTTCTGTTTCTCTGGCAAGTGTTTGACAAGAGTGATTGTAAGGAGACCGTCAACAAACTTAACGTCTTCAACTTCCACATCATCTGCCATCTGCCAGTTACGAGAGAATGTCCTGTAAGAAATTCCTTTGTGAGAATACTTACGTTCTTTATCTACTGGTTCTTTCCTAGCAGATACCGTTAGAACATTTCGTTCGGTCTCGACCTCAATATCATCTGCTGAAAATCCTGCAAGAGCGAGTTCCAATATGGTTCTACCATTAGGTCCAGCAACGATGTTGTAAGGAGGATAGTTTGCTCCACCTCCAGCAATAGCCTCAAGTCTGCTGAATGTTTCATTAAATCCTAGTGAGTAAGGGGTATACTGTTCCCAAGTAATATTAGTCATGTCCTTAAATAAGCGACGTTTACATGTGACCCGTTAGGCATCACACTATTATTTAAAGATTTACGCTAAAACTTTAATAACGGAGAACCGTATTAAAGTTTACGGTTTACTCAACCGCAGTTTTTTTACGACCAATATTATACTTGGATTCGAGTGTCCAATCATTCTTCTCTTTGAATGAAAGAACTTTAATTTGATTGAGAGGAGCAAGATCTTCAATTTTATCCTTATCAATAGCAGAAATAGAAACAAGTCCCCAGTCAACTAAAAGTTGAATAATTCTATTTCTTCTTTGCAAATCATTCAAAGAAAAGTTTGTTCGTTTACCATCAAGGGCAAACAACTCTTTAAAGTGAACGATATAATACTTACCTTGCTTGTGTAGGATATGGCAAGACTGATAGATCTTCTTCTCTTTGCGCGATGCCACTCCAATACGAGTTAGAGTTTCTCTCACCTTGAGAAAGTCATCTGGTTCGTTAAGAACCACTTCGACCATATCAGTTTGCCTCCACTGGATTTCAGTTTCGCTCATTCTTTCCACCTTTGCTCAATATTTTTTTAATATAATCTAACTGATCCTTGGTGAGAATCCTAAGAGCTTGGAGTGCTTTATCGTCATTATAACCATAATACTCTTTGACTACTTCAAGATAATCAATAGAATCTTTACGTGCCCAAGGAGAAAATCTTTTCCTTGGTTTCACACTATTTAGCAAAAAGTCATACTGTAACTTCTTAGGAAGATGAGAGTTTTTGTTCATCTCATTGACAAACAAAATAGTATCCGTAAAAGAACTGAGGCACCTGTTAACAATGTAAGGAGGATAACCTCGCTCAGCATCAGTATCATCATCGAGAATACTCTTCTTAGATTGGTTGATCGAGTACAGGTAGTCTTTTAGTTGGTACGTCATTCCAGTGTCTAATCACTCCACTAATAATAAAAAGGTTGGTAGCCAGGTAAGAAATAAAAATAAGGGTGCGTATGCCAGCAATAAGATCTGCTTCTCTATCTGTTCGTCCATACTTTTCACCCAGTGCTTTTGCCCACAATCGCCATACTTTAGAATTTCGCATTAACACTCACCACCTTAGCGTTGGGGTTGCGAGCAAGGGCAACCTCTCGTGCTTCCTGATAGTCACGGGCATAGACTTCTTCCTTGAAGACCTTGCCAGAAACGTAGAGAGTAACTTCACACTTCATAATTAAAAAGGACGAGTTCCTTGCGAGACGCTTGATCTGTATTATAGCACCCGACTGAGCGCATCGTGTAGGTATGTGCAAATTCTCCAACTGTCCATCCCTCAAAGCGTTCCTTCACGAGGTTGCTGCTGTTGTAGGAGATCAGTTGAGGACCAACAAAACAATCACAATCAACAGCAAAAGTATCGTGATCGAATCCTTTATGCATTGATCCTTTGCGCCCATAGAGGTTGTCCTTAATATCATAAGGAGGATCAAGATAAGTAAATACTGCTTTGTCATCTGTAAGCAGATGTTGGTATGACAAGTTAGTTATCTTCCAATCAGCAATCAGTTTTTGATACTCTGGCAGTTTGTCGATCCCTGCCATTGAGAAGTTGCTGTCACTTGCTTGTCTTGAAAATGAACTGGATTCAGAAAGACCTGAGAAAGAACACTTGTTAACCACATAAAAGGAAACAGCACGGTGGAAATTTTCAGTGTCTTCCACAGGTCTTGCAAGATATGCTTTGGCGTCAAGGAATAAGTTTCTAGCAGATGCTTGGTCTGCATGTCGTTGCTTAAGTTGGACGAGTTCGTCTCTGAGTGCTTGTCCATGGTCCTGTAGTTCTCGCCAGAAGTTATAGAGTGGTTCGTAAAGATCGTTTACCCAAATATCTAGTTTGGGATAACGCTTAGACACTTCAA